CTGTCGGCAAGCCCGTACAAATTTCAGTAATTGCCGCAAAACATATTTTTGGTTACGGAGACAACAACAAGGAGCCGTATCTGGCCCGTCTGGGTTGGATACAGCTTCACTCTGAACTTGAACAAGGATTGGAGAGGCTGTCAAAGTTTGAAATCTCTGACAAGCCTCTTGTTGAAGAAGACCGCTCGTTACCCTCGGCGGTTGGTGTAGTACCCCTCCACGTTGAAAAGCGTGGTGGGGGAGCCACTCGCCACAGGGTTGCGTAAAAACATGGAACGTAGATGGCTACTCTTGCTTCCTACCTTACGGAAGTCCGTAGGCTCTTGCACGATGCCAACGGTGTCTTCTGGTCAGATACTGAACTGACGGATGACATCAATTCAGGCAGAGAGCGAACGGTTAGAGATACTGGTTGTCTACGCAACTTACAAATCACATCGACCCCCCTGTCATCTACAGGGGTAGCGGCAACAAGCTGGACTGCTGGCGCAACCGTCAACACTGGTGATTTTGTTTTTTCCAACATCTTTATTTACCAAGTCACTAACGGTGGTGTACTTGGTAGCACTGCTCCCATCTGGCCTACAGGAACGCAGCCGTACCCGCCTGCCACTGCGTTTACAGACGGAACCGCCACACTTCAGTACGACAGTCCCTGCGAAATCATAAGCCTCTCCGCTCTTCCGGGAGGTTCGCAGACGCTGGACATCTTGAATGTCAACATTTTCTGGGGCAACAGTCGCATCCCCCTGCGCTACTTGCCCTGGTCAAACTTTAACGCACAGCTTCGCTACTGGCAAAACTATGTAGGTAGACCTGTGTGTTTTTCTATGTACGGACAAGGCCAGATTTATGTTGGCCCCGTACCCGACCAATCCTATCCTTGCGAGATAGATACGGTCATCTTGCCTCAACCTTTGTCTCTGTCAAACACCACACAAGTTGACGAAATAGTTGACCCCTACACCACGCCCGTGGCTTTTTACGCTGCATACAAGGCAAAGTACAAAGAACAAAGCTACGGGGAAGCAGAAATTTATAAACAAGAGTACGCCAAGCATGTTCAGGCCGCTCTAAACAGCACCTACACACGGCGCATCCCAGACCCATACTCTAACCCGTACTAATCATGGCAGCAGCAGAGCAAAAAAAGTCCTATGCTGTCATCAAGAACTTCAAGGGTCTAAACACCAAGGCCGACCGGACAGCTATTGACGACACCGAGTTTTCGTGGATAGAGAACGCCATGCCTATCGGGTTTGGCAACATCAAGATTGTCAAGGCTCAGACAAAAATCACAACTGGTGCTGGTGCAAACATTGTTGCCGCCAACACCGTCACTTCTCTAGAGTCTGCCAACATCAACTTGACAGACTACCTGCTTGCTTTTGAAGACAATGGCAGAGCAGAATTCGTCAACATCACCTCAAGCAGCATAGGAAACATTGCCACAACAGGCACTTTTTCCAACAACAGCGTTAGCTCTGCACAGTGGAACGATGAGCGGGTCATTATTGGCGACCCTAGCAAGGGATTGTTTAATTGGGATGGTGCAAATCTTGTCAGCATAGGTTCTGTAGGCACTATCGGCATCACCAACCCAGGCTCAGGTTACACAACAGCCCCAACAGTCACAATTTCTGCACCCAATAACACGAATGGTGTGCAGGCTACTGCTGTCAGCACCATCACGCAAGGCTCTGGCGGCATAGCGCGTATTGATGTAACGGCTGGAGGCACTGGCTACACCGCTGTTCCTGGCGTTTCTATTGGCGCTCCAGACCAAACAGGCGGCATACAAGCAGAAGCGTTTGCCACCATCTCCTCTGGAGTCGTTGTTGCCGTTACTGTGAGCAACGCAGGTAGCGGTTACACCACTGCGCCTACCGTTACGTTCTCTTCTGGTGCGGCTACAGCCAATGCTGTGGTAGCTACAGGTCAGGTCAACAGCATTAGCCTGACAAACGCTGGAACAGGGTACACATCTAACCCAACCATCACCATAGCTGCGCCTCCTAGCGGTACAACGGCAACCGCTATTGCATCTTTCAACACTTTCAAAACTGGCACAGTCTCCGTTCTTATAACCAACGGTGGTTCTGGATACAGCAACGCATCAAACACGGTTGTCACCATAACGGGCGCTGGCTCAAATGCGGCTGGCACTGCCATTCTGTCTGGTGGTCAAGTCAGCCAAGTCATCATGACCAACCCTGGCAGCGGGTATCTGGCAAACACTACTGTAGCCATAACCGGGGGTGGAGCGACAAATGCAGCCATTGCAACGGCTGTAGTCAACCTCAACGACATTGTTGACGTAGCCACCTTCTCTGGTAGGGTTTGGGTTGCTGCTGGACGGACTGTTTACTACAGTGCGGCAGGCTCGTATTCTGATTTCACTAGCGTTTCTGCTGGTAGCTTTACTCTGACAGACTCAACTCTGCACGGCAATATCCGTGCGCTCATGTCTGCCAACAACTTCCTGTACATTTTTGGCGATGACAGCATCAACGTCTTTTCTGACTTGCGAGTGACGGCAACAGGCCAGACCCTGTTCACAAACACCAACGTCAGTGCAAGTGTTGGTACTCGCCGCATACGAGCTATCTTCCCTTACTTCCGTTCCGTTCTGTTTATGAACGACTACGGTGTGTATGCCCTAGTCGGTTCTACAACAAGCAAGATTTCTGACCCTCTAGATGGCATCTTCCCCAACATCGACTTTTCCCTGCCGGTCACTGGTGGTCAGGTTCTGCTTAACAACATTCTTTGTGCAGCCTTCAACTTTACCTACGCACCGGCAGGGGAAACCCCTAGACAGCTACAGGCTGTGTTTTTTGAGAAGAAGTGGTTTTTGACAAGCCAAGGGGCGCTGGATTACGTCACTTCTTTGCCGGTTGCTGGCCTTATCAATCTGTATGGGGTTGATGACAAGGACTTTTACAAGCTCTACAACAGCACCACAAACAACATCAACAGCACCATTCAGACTGCTCTAAGCCCTATGCAGGATGCTATCCGCACCAAACAGGCTTTGAAGTTTGGTGTGGAAGCTATCTTGACGCAGGGCGCAACTTTTGTCATTACCGTTGACAGTGAGCAAGGTTCTAGTCCTTCGTACACACTTGCAAATTATGTGCAGTGGATTAACAATTCAAATCAAGTAATTTCATGGTTGAACAACAGTAATGTTGTGATTCCTTGGCTGTTTACGCAGGGGTATTTCTTGTACAAGTCAGACGCGCAGCAGTACGGGAAATACTTGGGCCTGACTTTGACAAGTTCCGACCCAGGATTTGTAGTCAGCACGTTTGAGATGGAACACGAATTGAGAGTGAGGTTCTAACATGCCAGTCCCGTATTCTTTTAGTGCAGCAACAAGCGCCATCCCGCTGTCCCAACTTGACAGCAATTTCAACACGCCTATCACGCTTGGCAACACTGCTATCCAGCTAGGCAATACAGTCACTACGCTCAACAACATGACGTTGGCAAACGTCACTGTAAGCAGTGGAAATGTGACCATCACAAACGTCTCTGTTACGACTGCTAATGCCACGACAGTCAACACAACCACGTTGATTGCTACTACTGCCAATGTCACCACTGGCAATGTGACCAACCTTATCAGCGGCAACGTATCCCTTACGGGTGGAACCATTACTGGCACGCCCATCTCTGGCTCTACAGGTTCGTTTACCACCCTGACCACCTCCAGCACAGTCACGCTTAACGGCGGCACCGCCAACGGCGTGACGTACCTCAACGGCTCGAAAGTGCTGACCTCGGGGAGTGCGCTGACGTTTGATGGGAGCAGATTATTTCTTGGAACCACTGCGGTTACGACTTCTTCGTCCCAATCTGGCGAGGTGTATAGCACAGGTGCTGCGGGCTTTCTGTTTACCAACACGACTGCGGCCAACTATCCGCTTTCGGTTAAGAACGAAGGCACTTCAGGCACTCGGAACCTCATTAACTTTTATGAGGGCACGGCTGGTGGAACTGCAAGAGCCAACATCTCTTTTGATGGCTCAAACAATTTCACAGTAGCCTCGGCAAGCTCCTTGATCTTTTCGCCAAGTTCAACCGAACAAATGCGCCTGACCAGCACAGGGCTGGGGATAGGGACGAGTTCGCCGGGTGTTAAGTTAGATGTTGTAGGAGAACTACGTACACAAAACACTTCACCAGCCGGTATCACAGTAAAACGAACAGATGGTGTTAATGCCAATGGTTGGTTAAATTTTGTAGGTTCGGATGACGTAGTTGATGGTTCAGTTCGTATGGCTACTGATGTTGCTAATGCGCTGACGTTTTTAACCGCCTCCACAGAACGCCTCAGGATCGACTCCTCCGGCAACCTCGGCCTGGGGGTGACGCCGAGTGCGTGGGGGAGTGGCGACACCATCCTGCAAGTTAAGGCTGGCTCTGGCACCACTGCGCTGTGGGGGCGAAATAATACTGGTCGTCTGATTAGCAATGCGTACTATGACGGCACTAACTACAGGTATGTTGCAACGGCTTCCGCAACTTCATATGAGACCAATACAAGCGGAGGTTTTGCTTGGCAGATTGCCCCCTCCGGCACAGCAGGCAACACCATCACCTTCACGCAGGCGATGACGCTGGATGCGAGTGGGAATTTAGGGATAGGGACGAGTTCGCCTCTCACAAAGACACACGTTCGAGTGTCTGCACTGTCTGGATATACATCTGTAGCAAATTTAGGTTTATTGATTGAGCGGGGCGATGGCCCAGCGGCATTGAATATTGCTAGCCCCAATACTGAAAGCGGATTTATTTGGTTTGCAGATCAGGACTCGGCATCGGTTGGAAACATTGCCTATAACCACCCGTCCAACTTTATGTCGTTTCAAACCAACGGCTCCGAGCGCGCCCGTATCACGAGCGGGGGTGATTTGCTGGTGGCGAAAACCACCAGTGATGACTCTAGTCAAAATGGATTGAGGTTGCAAAGTAATGGGTCGATTACATCAACAATGCAAGTGTCTGATAACACAGACTATTCATTTGTTTATTATTCAAAAGGCGCATCTGCTTATCGTTTTTATGTTGGGGGAGGCGGCACTGTTTACGCCACCAATACCACCATCAGCGCCATCTCTGACCAGCGTCTGAAAGAGAACATTCAAGACCTTGATGTTGGCCTTGACAAAATCATGGCGCTCAAGCCTCGCAAGTTTGATTGGAAATCCGGCAAGGGCAAAGACATTAAAGGCGACCGTGGTTGGATTGCTCAGGAATTTGAGCAGGTCTTCCCGGACATGATTGACGAGTGGAAAGACCCTGCACCAGAAGGCGAGGAGCCTTACAAGTCGGTTCGTGCCGATCTGATCCCTGTGCTTGTAAAAGCCATCCAAGAACTCAAAGCAGAATTTGACGCTTACAAAGCAACCCACCCCTGAAAGGAAATATCATGGCTAAAAATCTCGCTAGTATTAGCATGACTTGGACAGTCAATGCTCTTGACTGCTATCCTCAAGAAAACGGAAATGCAGATGTCGTTTTTGTTGTGCACTGGACATGTTCTGGACAGCAAGTTTCTGGCGACAACACCTACACAGGTAGCGTGTATTCCACTTGCTCAATCCCCTACACCAGTGGCACTTTCACGCCCTTTTCCCAACTTACAGAACAACAGGTTCTTGGCTGGGTCTGGGCTAACGGTGTTGACAAGGTTGCTACGGAAGCTGCTGTGCAAGCCCAGATTAACAACCAGATCAACCCACCCGTCATCACGCCTCCTCTTCCCTGGAGTCAAGCATGATAAATGCCCCGTTTACGCCTACAGGTAACTCTGTAGTCTTTACTGCGGCAACTACAGCCCCAACACCCGTACAGGCTGTTTCCACCACTCTGGGTGGCAATCAGTACCGTGTGCTTAACGCAGGCTCTGTGACTGTGTTTCTTGGTGTTGGAAACACTGCTGCTGTAGCCAACGCTGCTGCCGTTGTTGTGTCCTCATCCAACGCTGCAATCCCTCTGCTGGCAGGAACGGATGAAATCCTGACGTTCCAGCCTAATGCTTATTTCACAGGTGTGACTAGCAGTAGCTCTGCTGTTGTGTACATCACGCCTGGAGATGGGGCATAAATGTTAAAGACTGTCAGCTCCTTCCAAAACGCTATAGGCGCTCTTGTTTACAAGGGAACGTGGGATGCAGCCACGAACACGCCTACGCTTGCGTCAGGGGTTGGCAACAAGGGTGACTACTACGTTGTCTCTGTCCCAGGGAGTACCAATCTTGACGGCATTACAGATTGGCAGGTCAACGACATAGCTCTTTTTAACGGTAGCGTCTGGCAGAAGATTGACAACACAGATGCAGTCTTGTCCGTCAATGGTCAGACGGGTGTGGTTGTTCTCGGCCCTACAGATGTAGGAGCTACACCCAACACTGCTTACGTCATTGCCAGCACAGGTCTTACAGGTGGTGGGCAGCTTACAGGCAATGTCACGCTGACGCTGGCAAACACTGCTGTAACGCCAGGAACTTACGGCTCTGCAAGCCAAGTTTCGCAAGTCACTATAGATGCTCAGGGACGGATAACTGGTGCTGCCAATGTTGCTATAGCAATTAGCAACTCTGCTGTTTCTGGCCTGGGCACGATGTCCACCCAGAACGCTGACAACGTAGCCATCACTGGCGGCAACGTCACAAACATTCTTGGCAACGTAGTAACTGCTATTCCCAACGGTAGTGTGACAAACACACTTCTGCAAAACAGCAGTGCTACGCTTGGCAACGCAACCATCACGTTGGGTTCTACAACATCTTCTGTAGGCAACCTGACACTGAGCAACGTGACTGTTAGCAGTGGTGAAGTCACTGCCAACATCTCTGTGACGAACACAACAAACGCATCTGCTACGTTTGCAACCAGCAGCTTGCAACTTGTTCCTGAAGGTTACATCGTTGTCAACATCAACGGTGTTTTAAAGAAGATTCCTTATTACGGGGTGTAAGGTGGATTACCAAGTCTTGTTCAACTTGGCTGTTTCTGGCGCAGCATTTTTTGGTGGTTGGACGCTCAACAACATCACAAAGACGCTTGAACGTCTGGACAAGGATGTTCGTGACTTCCACAAAGATTTCGTGGACAAGGGAACTTATCACCGCGATATAGACGAACTTAAAGACATTTGCGGCAAGATTTTTGACCGTCTTGAGAACAAGGCAGACAAATGAACTTTGAGGCGCTGTCCTACGTTAAGTTTGGAGACAGGGACGGCCTGGGAGAGTTCTTGTTTGAGAACGGCTTGCAGCATCAACTGTTCTACGACATCTTGGGTGACAGGGGCATTCTGATTCCCAAGTATCCGCTTATAGATGCTGACCCTGCCAACCTTGACGATTGGTTGTTTGTTCACAACCAAGAGCATCAGGCATTAGCATCAACGCTTGACCTTGACAATCCTTTTCAGCTACTGGATGCCGATTGGAATGTTGAGGAAGATTTTTACGATTGGATCGGGGTGCATCAAACGATCCACCAGCAGATAGCGCAAAGACTTGGAGTGTGAAATGGCAAATGCAGTTGAAATCATTCAGCAGTCCATGACTCAACAAGGGTATGACCTTGAGACTACCCAGAAAGCGTTAGCTGGTGTTGCGACTCTTGTTTCTAAGCCTGGAGCAAAGCTGGTCAACCTTGGGAACAGTGTTTTCTTGGTGTTGGTCAAAGGTGTTGGCGAAGTTGAAGTTCACACCTTTAGCGCAGAGACTCCGCAAGCCTTGGCTAGGAATTTTGTTGACCTGTCAAAGTACCTCAAAAACATTGGGGTGAAGGTTGCAAGAACGTACAGTGACGACAGGCGGTTTTTGCAGATTGCAAAGATGACCGGCCTGCCTGTCAAGATTAACGAAGTGCAGGCTCCAGGCAAAGGCCCAGAAGCTGTCTCTTACGAATATGTGATGGAGATGTAACATGCCAGCAGCCGTACTTGCTATTGTCGTAACTGAGGTTGTTGCCGTTGAGGTTATTGGGGCGGCTATTGCTGAGGCTATTGTTGGGGCAACCGTGTCTGCTGCTACAGCTACTGCTGTTGGAACGGGGGTTGTTGCTGCTGGCGTGACCTTGGCTACTGGTGGTGATGCTTCTGATGCCCTTCAGTCTGCCGTTACTGCTGGTGTTGGCTCTGTTGTTGGCGGGGTGGTGTCTGGAGTTGTGTCAGATGCCGTTGCAGCCAACGCGCCAGAGGTCATCACAAATGCCGTAAGCAATGCAGCGGGTTCTGCGGCTGCGGCTGCTGCTGTTGGAGGCGATATTGAGCAAGCTGCCCTTATGGGAGCTGCTACAGGAGCCGGTGCAACGCTTGGGAGGGACATTGGGACTGCTGCTCAGTACGACACAACCCCTGGAAGCGTACAAACCGGAATCCTCAAAGCCCAAGAGGTTGGAATGGGCGGCGCAGGCTCTACAGGGGCCAACATTGGCATTGCAGCAGGTCAAATTGCAGCCGGAAGA